CATTTGACACCGGCCATTAAGGATGTCTACTGGTATCCGCTACGCAATGGCTTGTCCGAAGCACCTGAGAATCCAGAGGATTTGCGCGACTGGCTAAACCGACAATTGCGCAACGCTGTGACGTGGGCGGTGATTCTGGCCTTGCTCATGCGCTACTATCGGCGTTCAGCGAACTATGGCGGCGAGATTGCGCTACGTAGACTTGGCCTTGATGGTACGTTCAACCTGACCGACGCGGCGTCTTTGGATATGCTTGACGCACGCGCAACGATGCTGACTACGCCAGATAGCGACATCAACCTGATTGACACAACGGTTAGCGACTTGACCGCAGCGATTCCAGCCGCCCGCGCCGCCGGTGACAGTGTACTGACCGCGCTTGGTGCGTACATTGCCGGTCGTGCGCTGACGAGGGCTGTGGGCATTGCTACGTATGAATCGCCTTGGGCGTTTAATCAAGGGCAAGGCATGACCTACCGCAACAATGGCATAGTGACAATGATGTACGATGTGAACGGCGTTGGCTGTCCAGAGATTTGCGCACCGCTGCATGGTCAGACGTTTCCGGCAGACGCAGTACCGGCGCATTTGAGCCTACCCAAGCATTCGGGTTGCGACTGCGTACACACCCCGATTACAGAGGGTTGGAGTCAGCCGGATATGATTTGGCTAGGGGGATGAGATGAAATTTAACATGACGGTAGAAGATTGGAAACGTGTGTCCGAAGAACTCATAAAGGCTACAGACGGAATGGATGATAAGCAAATAGAAGAATTTACGTCCGAATTTTTTCGGATTCTTCACGCTGTAGAGGGCGGGATAAATAAAATGATTAAATCCGGTATCATTACCGACCCGCGCCAAGCCCACTCCGCCGACCCACGCGAGGCAAAACCGCTATAAGCATGTGTAAATGGATGAATTTGAGGCGCTTATGAGTGAAGCAAAATTAACGCCACGAGAGAAGCAAATTTGTCGAGTTGTCATAGAAAACCCTGGTCTAACAGTCAAGGGCATTAGTCAACGTGTGGGCGAAATCAGACCGGCTACCGCAAAGTTTCATCTAGAAAACGCCTACAAGAAATTAAATGCAACTAACCGCGCCGAACTCGTGCTGCATCTAACCAAGACAAAAACCTAACCATTTGGTTAACCTAACCGTATAGATAGCTACATTTAGAGGCAGTCCAGTACTATGATCCCTATAGTACTGGACTGTTTTTTATGGGGTTATGAGGTTGGTATCGATATAGGTGAGTGATTGTAAATATTCTAAATCGCTCTCGGTGAGGCTAAACCATTCACCCCGTTTTCTGGCGTAAGAGAATTTATCGTGAATTGTTTTTTCCGCATCCCTCATGTTGTTGGTTTTTATCAGGTGGATAAGTTTTCCTTCCGTGGGGAGTCCGGTGCTAAGACCTTGTATCCTTTTAGATGGATTTATGCTTATTCCGATTTTCACAAAGTTTTCCCATTTAAAAACATAAATATATCCTTGAGAGAAATGGCTTTTTCTATCTTTGTGTCCTTGTGTTTTATCTCTGTATTCTCTGTGGTAATCGCGGAGATGTTGCCGATTGCTTTTTCTCCATTCGGTGAGTGTTTTTTTGTACTTATCTTTTACTTCGGGTCTTTTTCGCCTCTCTACGTCGCGCTTGTTTTTGCATTTTTTGCATACACTAGCGCAACCATCCTTTGTGTTGTGATTTTTAGAGAAATCTTCCAGTGGAAAAACTTCTTTGCAAGCAGAGCATCGTTTGTTGCCATGCTTAAGCAACTCGGATTGTTCTTTCCTGCTGTTTTGCATTCTCATTCAATATTTTCCTTTTTTGCCAAGTATCGGATGGCTAGTTCGATAATTGCGGTCTGGGATACGCCCAGCTTCTTTGCCAACTCTTTTAGTAGATGTATCGCTTCCGGCGTTAAGCGAACACTTGTGTTTGATTTGTTTTTCATACGTCAATTATACGTCAATTATACATCTTTTGCAAGTTTGCGATCTGTGAGAATCGCTTTTTTATTTGTCCTAAAACGGTGAACGATGACTGACGAATTGATTTATCCCTATCACGCCAAAGTGGTTGCCGTGCGTGACATGGCGGCGATGATGGATATGCTCAAGGGCAAGATGCACGATCCGGCCATGCTCGATAACATGACGCCCTTTTTTTGGAGCGCAGAGATCAGCAATGGCAACGTGGACAGCTACTTCACCCATATGCTGCCTTCCACGCTAACCAACTTTGCTAACGATGCCAGCAACGGCGTGAGTTTTCTCAATAGCCACAGACACAACGAATTACCGCTAGGCCGTTCGCTGCGCGGCGTGTACGAGCAAGACCGTGTGGTTGCTGACTTCTACACCATGCCGGGGCTGAACCTCAACGGTGTGTCTACGGATGACTTTATCACCGGCGTTAAGACCGGCATTATCTCGGATGTTTCCGTAGGTTTTTACGGCGGTCAAATGTGGTGTGATGTCTGCAAGATGGATTATCGCTCTTGGGATTGCCCGCACATGGCAGGAATGAAATACGACATTCAAGGCGGCGGGCAAGTGACCGCAACCGTGAGCGTAGACAATGCACGGTTGGCGGAAGTAAGCGCCGTGTTCGACGGTTCAACGCCGGATGCAACTATCCTCAAAGCAACCCGCATGATCGAGGCGGGCGAATTGAAACCGGATGCGGTGCGGATGCTCGAAGCCCGCTACCGCATGAGTTTTGCAACAAAACGTAGTTTCCCCGGTGTTGACCTGGGAGAAAGGAAATCCAAAGCAATGGATTTAGAAAAAATCTTTAATCAATTGCGCGAAGTGCTGACCTTAGCCGCCGATGGCGATGTGTTGGCAACCGTCGCAGCGCTTAAAGCGGAACGCGACCGGTTGACTAGCCAAAACGAAGTGGCGACGCAAGAAGCCGACGCCTTGCGCACAAAGTTGGCCGAGCTTGAGCCACAAGCCAAGGACGGCGCGCAGTATCGCACGGACTTGATTGCCGAAGCGTTGGGTGAAGGCGTGCGCGCCTATGGTGACAAGTTCGCCAAGGACACTTACGAGAAGCTTTTGCGCTCTGTGTCGCTGGATGTCATCAAGCAGATGAAATCCGATTGGCTGACACTAGGCAATGAGCGCTTCAAGGGCGGACGTGCAACCGTTGACAACAGCCAAGCGCCGGGTAAGGAAGAAAAGCGCAGCGCTGGCGTTCCTGACACCGCTTTCAAGACCAAGTAGGAGCAACCATGAAACGCATTCTGTCGCTACGCTTATCGACCGCCTTACTCATCTTTGCCTTAGCCGTCACACCGGCGCTGGCTCAATCGGGCGTGAGTAACTTTACCAACGTCAAGGCCAGCGGCTATGTCGTTGCGGGCAGTTACGTAGAAAGCACGACCTACGCCAAAATCGGCACGTTTGAGCGCCTTGTCCCTGGTACAACGGTCGTTGTCACAACCGACGGCACAATTACGCCGGTGGCCAGCTATCAGCCTTTGTCAAGCTCTGGCAACGTGCAGACGGCCAGCATTACCGCCGGTACAGCCGGTGACGTGCTGTACATGATTAACACCAGTAACACGACTATCACCCTGACCGATACCGGCACGCTGAAACTGGGCGGCAATCGGGCGCTAGGCCAGTATGACACGCTGACGCTGGTTAGCGATGGCACAAACTGGATTGAACGGTCATATACGAACAACTAAGCAGCCCGTCCGCTGTTTGGTCTAATTTTTCTTTGTAAAGGAGCTAACTGTGTCTGATCCACGAGCTACAGTCGTGTTGGATGATGTGGGGGAATTTGAGGCTTATACCTTCCTCATTGACAACAGCACGATTACCTACAGTTCTTCGCAAGTCAACGGCAGTGCCAGCGTTGGCCTTGCCGTCAAAATGAGCGCCGCCAAAACGGTGGCGCTGGCCGCTGACGGTGACGCCGTTATCGGCAAGTTAATCCAGGTCTTTGCCGATAACACCGCTACCGTCCAAGTGGGTGATGTGTTGGTGCTGCCCGCCGGCAACGGCGCCAGCCTGACTTTGGGCAAAAAGATTGTCGGCGCGTTGAACGCTTCAAGCGCCGCCGGTTATATCCGCGAAGTTGCCACCGGCACAGCCGCCGAGCTTGGCAAGGCGCGCGGGGCAATCCTTGACGCTGGCACAACGACCGCCGTCAAAGTGTTGATGTAATTTGTCTAATCAACCCGTCCGTTGATTAGTTGAAAGGAGCCAAGATAGTGAGTAATCAAACCTACGGGACACGGGAACTGTTTGACCTTTTGCAACGCCCGAATCCCTATGATGTGTACAAAGACGTGGCGCAGCGCATGAAAGACGCTGGCTTTACACAGAAGCCGACCATGAGCCGCGTGCTTGAGGAATTATCTCCAACCCCCCCATCCGATAAATCCGGCTTAGATGCGTTCGAGCGCTTACTGAAAGAGCGCGGCCTAATCACCAAGACCGACCTAAGCGCCGGTTACTACGCCAGTGAGCTAGGTAACTTTATGCGTAGCACCGCTGATAAAGTGTTGCTCATGGAACTGGGTATGCGGCAATGGCGCAAGGCTGCAACGTTGGGTTTAGAGCAACGCAAAGATGCTATCGCGCAATACCGCGCTACGCTCTTGAGTGAAGATTCTATCATCGGTTCTTGGGAACGTCCGTGGTTCGACGCCCAGACGCCGCGCTACAGTCAGCAAGTCGTTGCGCCGATCCCGCTCAGTGAATTGGTAGCGATGACCACACCGATTGACACCGACGCGTACCGCTCGGTCTATTTGACCTATAGCGCCGCCAACGTGCGCCAGTATCGGGTTGGTGAAGGCGCCGAGATTCCGATTGCCACCATTGGATCAAGCCAAAACACAATCCGCCTGTACAAGTTCGGGCGCGGTTTGCGGGCTACTTACGAACAAATGCGCCGTGTGCGCGTCGATAAATTCGCCATTTGGATCACTTGGTTGGCGATTCAGGCCGAAATTGACAAGGTTGCGGCAGGGCTTGACGTGATTGTTAACGGAGACGGTAACAACAACGCCGCGGCCACGCACAATTTAACCACATTAGATAGCGGTGCGTCCGCCGGTACGATGACGTTTAAAGGCTGGCAATCCTTCAAACAGCAGTTTGACCAACCCTATATGTGTACGACCGCCCTTATGCAAAAGGCGATTGCTTTGCAGGTTGCTTTACTTAACTCCGGCACGGCCAACGTTCCGCTGACCGTGGCGGGCGCGCAAGGTGGTTTAGGTAAAGAACTGACACCTATCAACCAGTTCAGCGACGGTGTACGCTATGGCTGGACCGCCGATGCGCCATCTAACCAAATCGTTGGTTTTGACCGCACACGCTGTTTGGAGCACGTGATCGAAACCGGCTCAGAGATCGCAGAGATGGAGCGTTACGTTACAAATCAAGTCCAGGAGATTGTATTCTCACAAAATGAGGGCTTTGCGATCCTGGACAAAAACGCCGCTCACGTACTCGTCGTGAACGCCTAAGAGGTTCTTATGGCCGAATTAATCAAAGTTAAATCCGCTGACCCGAATCGCGTTGCTCTGTGGGAACGCCATGAAGATCATCCCAATAAGGAAATCTTTGTTTCTGGGCGGCATGTGGTTGAAGTGGCGCTTACGCCTGCGGTGCAGCGCAAGCTAGACCAAGGCGTGTTGGTGCGGGTTGAACTTCCTCCCGAGGAAGCACCGGCGACCGAGGAAACGCCTGCGCCGAAGACCAAGAAGGCCAAAGCCTAATGTCAATCACGGTCACATCTGCAAGCTGCGTACAGCCCGAAGGCGAATTGTTTGCGGAGTTGTTTCCCAACAACAACCTTGACGACCTGGTAAGCGGCTGGCTAACCAAGGCGAGTGACGAAATCACCGCCTTGAACATAGTCAGCACCTACCAAGACGCCGCGGTCTTAGCGTATGTCTACTGGCGGGCGTATGACCACATCTGCTTACGCATGGCAAATGAGTTTGCCAGCAAAACCGTTCACAGTGGAGCCGGTGACGCGACCTTTAGCCAAACCAACGACCAGCGCAAGTTCTTCCAAGAGCGTGCTGTGTTCTGGCAAGGCCAGTTCTACAGCTATCAACCGGCAACTGATGACCAAGCCGCAGCCGTCCCTGCGTTCTTTGGTCGGGCGCGGGCTAAGGTGAGTTGTCTATGAGCCTCTGGGCTGACATTGACGATTACCTGCGCACGGAGTTGATAGCCGAGCTTGGCAGCGCAGGCAACTATACAAGCCAGGTAGTCAAACAGGTGATCGTCGATGACATCATGGACTTCACTGGCGCGACCAAGACCGACAATTATCCGCTGGTCATTGTGCGCAGCAGCACGGCAACGCAAGCGCCGGGGCCGCATGGCGGGGGAAGTGCTAGGGTCGAAAACACCTATGACTACAGCCTAGTTGCAGTTCTCAAGTCTACCGGCCAAGCACAGTGCAAGCGTGACGTGCAGGAGATGCGCAGACGCCTGCGTGAGTTTATCAGAACCCGCCTCGCATTGGGCGGCTTGATGTCCACCGATGACGGCGAGCGAGTCCAGAAAGTGACCTGGGGCCGGTCGCTCTTGGAGGTGTGGGCGAATGAGAAGCAACCAGGCACTTACTTCGGCGTAACTGCAATGGAATTTAAAGTAATCTCAATTTAGGCGGGCCGTCCTCCCGCTTGAATTTGAAAGGAGCCAAATGTCTGATAATAGTTTAACCGCTGCTATATCGCTTGGTGTGCAAAGCGCCAAGGGCAGCGTAGCGACTGCGTTTAAAACCGCACTGGCCACGGATAGCAGCGGTAACATCAAGTTTGACACCCGCGAGCCGAAGCTTGAGCATCCGAGCGGTTCCGCCCGCGCGACGAAAGTCAAAATCGCCCAACAGCGCGTGGGCTACACCACGCCGTTTGACGCTAAGTTCTTACTGCGTCCCAACTTTATCGGGGAGGTGCTGCGCGGCTTAGGCTTTGGTGTGGCAACCACCGGCACAAGCCCCGCCTACACCCACACGTTCACCATTGCCAACAGCGGCGCCGGTAAGTTCTTGTCAGCGATCATCCTCGATACCGACGATGGCGGCGGCAGTTTTGAGCGCTTGTTCCTCGATTGCAAATGCACCAAGCTGACCGTTGACGCCGGGATTGATGAAATCACTTGCGACATGGCCGGCATTGGCTTGTCCGAAAGCGACAGCGCCGGCACGGAAACAAAGGTTGCTGAAACCGCTGTGGAAATCTCGCCAACCGCCGGTAGTGCAACGCTGGTTGCTAACGGTGACACGATTGACGCGCCGATTCGTGGCAGTCAGTTAGACATCGAGCAGACGCTCGACGATGCTGACCGCGTGTTGTTCAGCAACGTGCGTAACAGCCTGCCACAAAAAGAGGTTGGCGTTAGCGGCATGATCAAGGGTGTTGACTTCGATTACGGCACTTATCACTGGTATCGCAATGTTGTGCGCGGTAATACTTCCGCCACCGAGCCAACGCTGACACCGGCTACAGGGTCTGTCACCTACAACTACACATCGCTGACCAACATCCCGACCGGCGTTGTGCCGTACAAATTCCAAATCACCGTGCCTTCGGTCTATTGGGAAATGCAGGATGTCAAGCGCAGCGGCAACAACCTCGTCCGCGCCGATGTCAAATGGACCATGATCGACAACAGCAGCCCGCCTGTGACCATTGTGTTGGTCAACGGTCAATCGAGTTACGCCTAAAGACAGGCGCTTCATTCCGTGAACGAAAGAGCGAACATCAGTTGCCGTTTTGTAACAGCTTGCCCGTAACGTCAAAAGACGTTCGTGCTTCAGGACCGACCGATGGCGATCCATCTTGGCAAAGAGCTTGCCTTGTCAAGATACCACGTAAACGAATGTTGCGCGCCGCATTTAGATCGGCGTGAAGGGAATAATTGCAGGCTTTGCAAACAAACTTGTGACCATGACGATTAGCAGATTCGGTATGACCACACCGAGAACAACCTTTAGACGTGTATTTGGCATCAACTTCAACGATCTCAAATCCAAGATCGGACGCCTTATACTGCAAGAATTGTTCCAGTTGGTAAAATGCCCACGAATGCGCATCACCGTTTTGTGTTCTATGTCGTTTGGCTTCGCGAATGCCATCCAGATGCTCAATGGCAAGCGTTGGGTTACTAGTTTGTTTGGCAAAGTCAATAATGCGGCGACTAACCATGTGGTTTGTATCTCGCATAAAACGCGATTCTCTCCCGCTCAACCGTTTCAGAACACGTCTAATAGACCGAGTGTTCCTTGTTGCCTTCTTCCGCTGGAGAGACGCACGAGTTTTCAAGTAGCGGCGACGAATATGCTTTACCCGTTGACCGCCAAAGAATTGCGAGCGTTGACCGTTCGTGGCGACGGCCAAGTAGTTAATCCCCCGATCAATACCTATCACGGCATTGTTTGGCTTGGTGGGTTGTTCGACTTCCTTGCTAAAGGAAACCGAGAGAAAAACCTTGTCCTTGCTGATAAACATCCTGGCGTCACCAAGCTTCCAGTTTGTCAGATAATCATTCAGCTTTGGCGAACCATAAAAAAACACCTGCTTAACGCGCCCATCAATAGTCCAAACACTCAAGCCATCGACCCGAAAGCCAAAGTCACGGCCACGTTCTCCGCCCTGCAACGCTACTGCATTATGGGGTTTAAAGTAAAGTGCTTTTTTGAGTTTGACTTTGGCAGTTTTGGCGTTTTGGTATTTGGCTGCAACCTGACGCACGGCATTTTGTGTTACTTGGGCGGACAGCCCGAATTGATTACGGACTTGTCCATAGGTCAGATTATTAAGTTTGACCGTATTGTGCGCAACAGCAAGATTATCAAAAGCAATTTGACTGATGAAGTTGCAAGCTTCATTCCAGCATCTAATAGTTCGCTTTACACAAGCAATGTCTAAATCTATTTTCAGTTTTGCCGTTCTCACTATATCCATAGTCATGATTGCATTATACAGCTTATACATGGAATAGTCAAGCGCGATAGGGAATGGATTTTTCTAGGATTATGGTCAGTAAGGATGTTATTTAATGAACTGGAATTGGCAACAAAAAGCGCTCGTAGAGGCTGAATTTCCGACCGGCGCAAGCGTGCGCTTGACCATCGGCAGCATCAGCACCTATGAGAAGGGCGTCTATAACGCTTTGCTCCAAGAGGCGCGGGATTTAATCAAAGAACGCCACGGCGCAGAGGCGAAAGACTATCTGGCCGACAATGACCCCGAACGCCTAAGCGAGTGGGGCAATTACCACAATCGGGCGGTGATGCTGGCGACGTTGCTCAAAGTGGAAGCGAAAGAGGATGCTGATAGTGAATGGGAAATGACCGAACTTCCAGACGAGTGGCGCGCCATCGAAACCTTCGCTAAATCGATTCCGATTGACCTAGCGAATCAATGGGTCGTTGAAGCCATCAATCTGAATCCTGGGCAATTCCTAGCGCTACCTGGCGATGACGAAAAAAAAAGCGTCAAGGTCAGCAGCAGCAAATTACCGAGCTAGTCCAGGCCATCCTAGACGCCGAAGACGAAGCCGCCAAGGAAGACGATAAAGGTTTACCGTCCATCGCTGAACTAGAGGCGGAGGCAGCGTTTTTAGAGGCGCAATACCTGTGTGATCCGGCAAGCCTGGAAATCTTCACAACATGGTACACACTTGGGGGGGCGCAGCATGGCGTCAGCCCGATGGAAGCGGCGAGTATGCCGGGATGGTTGCGGCACGACTTCACAGCGATTCTGACGATTCTGGGCAAAGAGCGCAGTAGGCGGAAACGAACGAAACGTAAGGCGAGTAAAAAGAGATGACAGCGCCAAGTATTTATGGCTCAAACTCAGGTGTTGACACCAGCAACACCACATCTGAAAGCGTACTGTTGCCGGATTCGTCTTTCGTTGACGGCCAAACGGTGTATATCGCCATTGCCTCCGATGCGGTGGACTCGTCGCAATTTGGCACGGCTAGCCGGTTCTCTGGCCTAACCGCTAACCTCCAAGTAGCACAGGCCATCTTCAACGCAACGGCCAGGGTGTACAAGCAAGCCAATATCCAAAAGGCAAACGAATCGTTTAGCAGCCCCAACTACACGTTTACGGTTCCCTGCAACACAAGCGAACGTCAAGCGTGGTTTGTGTTTGCGGTGGATGGCGACGGCGGCATTGGGGCGCAAGGCACGGACCAAAGCGCCAGTAGTTCAACGGCCACGATTCCAGGCTTGACCACGACCGCTAACAATAGCCTGGTCATCGGCATTGTGTTTGGCGACCAGGTAGCAACGCCGCTAGGTAGCGCATCTGGTTATACCAAGCTTGGCGAGATTTCCGGTACATCAGCCGCAACGGTTGGCGTCTATTACCAAACTGTTGCGACGAGTGGCACAAGTACAGGCAACCAAACGGTATCACTTGGTGCGTCAAGGGCGTGGCGCGGGATTAGCTTTGAGATTAAGAGCGCGGTAACAGGCGGCATTATGCGACCCAACAAAATGGACGGTTTGGGCCAGTTCTTCAAGGGTATGGATAACTAGGTATGGCAAAGTTAACGTTTAAAGCGGGAACCACATCCAAGGATGTGAATATCCTGATTCAAGATTCGTCTGTATCAACCGGTGCGGGCAAAACCGGCATTGCTTACAATACCAGCGGGCTAACCGCCTATTATCACCGTCAAGGATCGAACGCCGCTACAGAAATTACGCTTGCCACAAAAACACTAGGGACTTGGGCAACAGGTGGATTTGTCGAGGTGTCATCTGCCAACATGCCAGGTTTATATGAGTTGGGTATTCCAGGCGCCGCTTTAGCATCGGGTGCAACTTGGGTTGTGATTATGCTGTTTGGCGTTACCAATATGGCTCCGGTGACACTCGAAATAGAACTCACGAGTGTTGACAACCAAGACTCTGTACGCATGGGGTTGACAGCCTTACCGAACGCCAACGCCGCGTCTAGCAATGGCTTACTCACATCTGGCACAGGGTCAAACCAACTAAGCACGTCTAGCGGTCTTGTCACGCTGGCAGGCGTCACCCATACCGGCGCAACGATTCCAACGGTCACAACGACAACCACAGCAACCAACGTTACAACGGTTAACGGTTTGGCGAGTGGTGTGATCACGGCCACCAGCATCGCCGCCGACGCCATCACCGCGGCTAAGATTGCTGACGGCGCGATTGACGCCGCTACGTTTGCCGCCGGTGCTATCAATGCCGCGGCCATTGCGACCGATGCGATTACCGCCGCCAAGATTGCGGCGGATGCCATCGGCGCGTCTGAGCTTGCCGCCGATGCTGTGGCTGAAATCCAAAGCGGCCTTGCCACGCCGACGAACATTACCGCCGGTACGATTACAACCGTTACCAACTTGACCAACGCGCCGACCAACGGCGACTTCACCGCCACGATGAAGACCAGTATTACCACAGCAGCGAGTTCAGCGACGCCGAGCGTCACCGTAAGCGACAAGACCGGCTTTTCGCTGTCTAGCGCGGGTGTGCAGGCCATTTGGGACGCTTTGACTTCCGCTCTCACTACGTCTGGCAGTATCGGCAAACGCATCGTTGACAATCTCAACGCCACAATCAGCAGTGTTTCAGCGCTGATCGGCACGCCAACCGCCGCCGACTTGGCAACAGACATTGCGGCGCTACAGGCTGACACAGACGACATTCAGACCCGCATCCCTGCCGGTTTGAACAGCGGCAACATCACGGCGCATGTGGTCAGCATCGCCAACAACGCGATTACGGCTGCGGCCATTGCTACGGACGCCATTGACGCCGATTCGTTGGCGGCGGATGCTGTGACAGAAATCGGCACAGGGATCAGCGTGTCCGCGCCGACCGTGGAAGACATTGATGCGCAGTTGACCGCTTCACACGGTGACGGCAGTTGGCTGACAGCGGAAGGCTTTGCCACACCAACGAATGTCAGCGATGGCACGGCAACGGTGGTCGCGTCCATCGGCGCGCTGAATAACCTTTCCGCTACCCAAGTTTGGGCGGCTGGCACACGCACGCTCACCAGCGGCGGCGCGCCGACAACCACCGAGATTTGGACAGCGCCCACCCGTACCTTGACCAGCCCAACCCCAGGCAGCACGACACCGCCCGCCATCTCTGGCACGACGCTGGCTATCACGCGCGCGGTGTCGTTCGATGTGACCATGACCGGCATGACGATACCAAGCAACTGGACCAAGATTTACTTTACGGTCAAGAGCAACAGCAGCCAAGCCGATGCCGTGGCGCAAATTCAAATCGTCATCTCTAACCCTGATGACGCGGGCGACGGTCTGTTGTACGCCAACGGTGCAGCGGCAAGCGATGCCACACAAGGCACGTTGACCGTTGACCAAGGGGCAGGCGACATCACGATTACGATTACGGATGACCAAACGGAAGATTTCACCGCCGGTAACTATAACTATGACTTCAAAGTCATCACCGATGAAAGCAAGTCCACAATCCTTGCAGCTGGGCAGGCCACGATTAGCACGCCTATAACGTTGGCGGTGAGCTAATGTTAAGCCTTGAAGCGACCAAAGACCCATTCGAGGCGTTAGTGTCTTTTGTCAAGGCTATCGTTGCGCCGACCAAGGCCGAACAGGACGCCATTAGCGCAGCCGTGCGCCAAGGGTGGAGCGAGAACTTTGCCGGGGAACAGAGCGGCGACGGGCGGTCGTGGGCGGCGCTTAGACCTGGCACGGTGCGCAGTCGCATTCTTGGTGGCTATCCAGGCGCGCATCCGATCTTGGTGCGGACCGGCCATTTGCGCGCCAGTCTGCTCAGCGCGGGCGCATCTGACAGCTACGAACAGGCGCAAGTGAGCGGCAACGAATGGCAGTTGGTGGTTGGCACCGAAGACGCCAAAGCCATCTTTCATGAGCAAGGCACGGCGCGCATCCCGGCACGTCCGTTTATTGCGTTGTCCGATGGAGCCGAGCAGCGGGTAATCAGCGCGCTAGATACACTCATTGCGCAGATTGAGGCGAGAATCCTATAAATGGCAAGCAAGGATTTAACATACAGCGTCAAAATTGATGCAAGTAGCGCAGCAGCCCAAGCGCAACAGTTGCGGTCTGTGTTCACCGCGCAGTTGCAGAATATCCAAATCAACCTGCTCGACCCGGGCGCGCTCAACCGCGCCTTATCCGCCACACAGACGATCCGCAACGAGTATGCACAGATTACCCAACAGGCGCAACAGGCGGGCCAACATCTAAGCCAAATCAATGCCACCCAGTTACAGGCACAATACGACCAAATCGCCAGGGATGCCCAACAAGCGGCGCAGGCCATGCAGCAGGCGGCGACAGCGCGCCCACAAGCGCCACAGGGACCGATAGGTGGCGGTCAGACCGGCGGCGGACTAGGTGACACGTTACTGAAAGGTGCGGCTGGTTACTTGACCATCCAAGGGGCAAGACAGGTCGAACAATCCGCCGAGAATTTTGCCACACTTGGTACACAGGTCAGAAGAACATCGCAGAGCTTTACAATCTTATCTGGTGGTGCAGCGCAGGCAGAATCAAACCTGAGAGCCATCAAAGAGGCGTCAGGCGGCGCTGTAACCAACCTGAATGCGATGGACTTGGCGAATCAGGCGATCAGCTTGCACCTTGCCAACACCGCCAAGGGCTTCGGCGATGTGACCAGAGCGGCGCGTGAAATTGCTTTAGTATCTCCTACCATTCACGATTTAGGCGATGCCCTTTCGCAACTTGGTCTGTTTGCGGCTAACCCCCAAAGCTTTGCCCGTGCCGATCAACTGGGCTTGACCGCGACCGAAGTCAAAGACCGGATGAAGGAATTGCAGGCGGCCAACGCCGGTTTGGACGATTCTCAGGCCAAACTGCAAGCCTCTATGCAGTTGCTTGACGAAAAGTTCGGCAATCTGCTCAAAACCGAGGGTGCCCAGGTTAGCGGCGTTGAAAAACTCCAAGTTGCATTCCGAGACCTCTGGGCAGAGGTTGCCAAAGGGCCGGCAGGCGTAGCCGTTGATAAAGGCTTTGGCGCGGTTGGTGACGTTGTCGAAAAGCTTCGGGCTAGTTTTGGTTCAACGGATTCGTCTGCACTAAATGGTACGCTGGAAAGCTTAATTCGCAACGCCAAAGAATATCAAGCCATTGGGTTTGATAAAGTCCCAGGCTTTGGCAGCTATATCGAGAAAAACATTAGCGGCTTTCAGGATTTGCAGAAAGCGTTAAAGGCGGCTACGGATGGCGTTGAAGCTGGTATCCCTAGCGCAGAAAACTATCGAACCGAAGTTGAGAATTTGATTATATCTGCTGCTCGATTCGGTGCGCTCACCGATGACGATATTGCCAAATTGCGTCAGATCACCGCAGAATACAATGTGGCCTCTAAAGCTGTAACTGGCTATAGCGGGGCTTTAGACAATCCGGCAGTGGCCAACCAACAAATCGACGCACTGCGCAAAACACGCCAAGAGCGTTTAGACAAGCTGGTTGAGCCGGTCAATACACTGGGCGACAACCTCAAGGGCATCGGCCTGGACAATTTCTTTAACCAACTACACGATGGCCTGATCAAGTCCGCAGAACTCACCGCTACCGAAAACAATAATCTTGCCACATTGCGCCAGTCCCTTGTGGATATCGGGCGCGCGGTGGCTGACAGTAATGGCAATATCACCCAAGCGCAACGTCAACAAGTAGAAGCCATCAATAGGCAGATTGATGCCTTGGTTCAGGCTAGTAAGCTTAACGAAAAGCTGCAAGAAAATGCCGCGCCTAAAGCGCCAGGGCAAAACCTCGAAGCGATTTACACACGCCTTAACGCTATCGTGGCCCAGACGCGGGGTCAGTTTGACGAGACCGCCAACGCCGCTAGAGCGCTTGGTGATGCCATTGCGCAGAGTGGCAGCGCATCGGCTGACCAGTTAGCCCAAATTGACCAACTCGCCGCCCAAGCAAATCAAGCCGATTTTAGCCGCATTGCTGAATCCTTGCGTGAATTGAATAGCGGTTCCCTAGATGCTATTCCGGGGGTTGACGGCTTGCGCGAGAAGCTATCTAGCCTTTACGACACCTTGGCGAGTGGGCAGGGGTTGAGCGCTACACAAGCAGACGAATTGGCTAGTTTAAGCGCTCAAGCCGATGCGCTCGGTGGCTCAACATCGGCATTGTCCGAAATTCAAGCTGAATTGGGTTACTCGTTTTTAGACAGCAATACCTATGCGTCTGATTTGGTCGGTCAAATCGCCTATCTTGAAACGCTTTACAGTTCAGGCAAAATCGGTGCGGATGAGTTTTCCGGTGGCATGACCGTTTTAACGGGTGCGCTAGAAACACAACTGCGAGCCGCCGGTAAACTCACGCCAGAATTAGAACATTTGCTTACACTACTGAACGCGGTCAATGCTGCGTCAGGTGGTCCACTTGGACCAGCAGGTTCGTTCTTTGGTGGCTTTGTAGGCGGCGGGGGCGTCAATCGAGATAGCGCAGAATACCAAACAGGTCAGGCTAGAGCAAGAGCGGCGGAAGAACGCGCCCGCGCGCAAGCTGACGCCAAAGCGCGCGATGAGGCGATCAAGGCACAGAAGCACGCCGCCAGTGCAGCACAAAGCGCCTTTGAGGATGCCGCTAAAGGTACGCAAAAGGCGTTTGAGAATGTCGTCAACGACATGCGCAGCGCCTTGCAAAAGGTGGAAGGGCTGTTTAGTCCGTCCAAAGTCACCGCCGAGGATATGGCGCTTAGTAAGGCCGGATTGTACACGCCTAAAGCTGATGAGTTATTGCGCCAGGTCAAAAGCGCGGCTGAGAATCCGGCGGACCAAAAACGATTTGCAAGCCAAATCGCGCAGGCGCGGGAAGCCCTGCAAAAAATCGGCGTTGCACCGGCGGAGAACATCAAGGCTTTGGCGGCGCAATTCGAGCAGGCTTGGTCTAGTTCAGCGCTGTTCAGCAATAAAGACAACCTCAAGTTAATCAACGCCGATGCCGTAAAACTACAACTAAACCTTGCCGCAAAAGCCAAAGAAGGTCAAGAGAACATCTACGAGTATTTTGGCGCAACCTTGGACGGCGTCAAAGAGAAATTCAAGGCGGGCGATCCGGCGACCGTTGACGCTGTAGCGGCAGAGCTACAAGCTAGCCAAGATAAAAACCTTAAAGCGCTCGGCAAATCCCTGGAAGACCATGTGAGCGGAGCCGTTGACAAGGCACTGAGCAACCTTGCGGCAGCCGAGGCGGGTTTTGATAAAAGAGGCGGCGGCGGCGGCGGTGGGGGTGGCGCTGTCTCTGTGGGTGCAATTCCTACCAGCAGCGGCGGCGGTACATGGATTGACACCGTAAGCAAGAACGTGGGCAATGCGTACCAGAACTTTGCCAACCTCTACGCGCCCGGTCCCGGCGTAACCATCCCCAAGACCGGCACGACAGGCGGCATATATGGACCACCCGCACCGAATAAGCCCGCAGGCGTAGACACAACCGGCCTTGCCCCGACCGAGCTAACGGGCAAGGTCAAGATTAGCGAAATCACACTAGAGGATGCGCTTGTCAATGGCTTCAATCAGAAACTAGAGGATGCGCTAAAAACCGCAACGCCCACACCCGCTGACATCGGGAAAGGCGTAAGCGAAGCGGTAGCAATTGGCTTTAGGGACGCCAAGCCTAGTGTAGATATGGCCGGTACTTTTATCGACATGCTAGGTAAGCAGTTTGGCGGGCGCGATGCTACTAAGGGTCAATCTACCCTGACCGGCTTAGGTGAGGGCATCAGCGGCGCAATCGAAAAAGCTTTCAAGGATAAAAAAGACCATGAAGACATGGCGGGTGGTTTTATCCAGGCGCTTGGTGCACAGTTTGGTGGGCGCAAAGCGGATAAGGGGCAAATCACGCTTGAAGGACTAGGCGAAAGCTTAAGCGGAAAAATCGAGACTGGCTTTAAAAAAGCAAAGCTTGGCTCTGACATGGCCGACGCCTTTAACCAAGCTTTATCCGGTCAATTTGGCGGCTTTACAGCAAACTACAACGCAATGGGTGACACCATTAGCTATTTTATCGAATCGGGATTCAAGGACCGTCAAGTGCGTCTAGACATGGCGACGCCTTTTATAACGGCGCTATCCCAGCAATTTGCTCAACAAGACTACAGCAAGATTACCGATCAGATTCAAAACGCCATTAACGGCGCAACACTCCCGAAAGAAAAAGAAGGTAATGATGGCAAAATCAGACGTTCGTCTGCCTTTGATTTTGGACAAACGGTTGACCAAGTGAATCAATCACTAAGCCGATCCTTCGGTGCAAGTTCTGATTTTATCCACGGTATTGGCGACAGTATCGGTACGTTTATCGGTTTTGGCTTGAGTGACCATGATTTTAGCGCCACAAGCACAACAGTTTTGACATCGATTAATACTGCATTCACCGGCGATGCAGCACGGACGCAATTACAAGGCATCGGGAGCGCGATTAGCGGCGCTATATTCCAAGGGTTCGCATCGTCAATCGCATATCAACCGTGGCTCAATACACTCGTGCAAGAGGTGGTTAGTCAAGCAATGGAAAGCATGACGAACAGCGTTAATGATAGCCTACAGACGCAGGCAGTGGGGTTATAAACATGATGACAAGCACAAGCAGTAGCGCAACATGGACAGTAAATGCAACATGCCCAAAATGCGGCAAACCTTATATGTACATCGGTGATCCTGTGGGCGATGTAAGTCAACTGATTTGCACTTGCAATCAAAACGTGTCCGTCCCAAGCATGTGGCCTTCTTTCACTGAACCTAACCAGCAAAAACGCATTGCGGACGCCTTAGAGCGCATCGCTACAGCCTTAGAAGCAATGGCTTTTTTTGACAAGGCTCTTGGAGAGTAACGATGGGCTTAGAACTGAATCATAACACCGTACCGAGTGGCTCACCATATTACATGGGAACCGGCGGAACATTCGTCGCCAAACCACCGGCAACCATCCGCCAAAACGGGCAAGGGCTTGACGTAGTGGCGGGCTATTCATCTGTGGAATGGTCGTGGCCGTATTTGTCAACCGTTGATTTTCGTTGGTGGACAACCACACTGCTTAACCTTGCGCCGTCTGCGGTCTATAGCCACGCGATTTTATATGACTATAACGGTTGGCTGACTACCTACTCCAACTGTTGCGTCCACAGGCCGACATTCAGCCATGTGCAGGGTGACACGTACTACGATGTAAAAGTCGTAATAGATCAGATTTTCTAGGGGTTTCTCTTGGCGAACTTTGTCCAGTGGCGCTGTTTCATAGGGCCGAAATTCCTTCCAACCTCACATACATGCTTTTACGATTGGTCGGTGCTATCCAGCGGCGGCGAATTGCCGGATTACCCAAGCGCAACGCTGACTAGCACGTTAAGCGCGGGCAGCACATCAGCCAGCATTAGCGGCACATCGTTTTGGCCGAGCAAGGGCGGCTTTTGGGTGGGGCCGAATGGCTCAGGGCAATCGTGGGAGTATATCAGCTATCCGAGCAAGTTTAGCAGCCTGCAACGGGAGACAACCACAGGCGAACAAACTGGCAACCACAGCGCGGGCGCAACGTGTCGCTTTTGGTGGCCTGTGGATACCAACGATGGCCGGTTGCACCTGACCGAAGAAATGGACGACAATCTCTGCACGGTCACTTGGCGCGCCGAGATCGGCGGTGTGCTAATCCCACAAGCGGCCATGCGCAATCACCACCTGATTGTAGTGCAAACCCGTACCAGCATCGGCGCACTATACACTAACTTCTTGGTGGGTTGGCTTGACCAAATCCGTGTCAACGATGACGCCAAACGGTACAGCGAATGGAGTGCCAGAATCATCAGCAGTGCCGAAATGTTGCGCCGCCAACAGGTCAATGGCTTGCAGGTTGGCGATCTCGACATGGCGAAGAAAGGCAATGCGCAGGGGTCAACGCCGTTGGGGAGTCCGTACAAAGAACGCAATGTGGGCGATTATGTGGCGGCGAATCCTTCCTTCGACGCCGGTTCCACGATTGATGACGACGAAGGAACGCTATGGATCGCTGAAAGGTATATGGGGGACTATAACACGCCCGCGCCAAATCAAGACCCGTTGAACTATCCACCGACCAAGGCAAATACCGAGGTGCTATTTACCCAAGTCTACTGCAATCCACCGGCGGGTCAATCTGGTGGTAGGCGTTGGATTGAGTTGACGGCTATCAGTAATGTGAACGTCATCAGTTATCAAATCTTTAACGCCAACGGCACAGGCAGCAGCGATTACATCACCATCAATCCTGGCAACATGGGAACGGGTGATCACATCCTCATTGTGGAGGATAAAGACGTATTTGGCAGCGAAAATCCCTTGCATCGTGAGGCGGCAATCTACGAATATCCCAACTTTTTCGCGAATATGTCGCCTGCATCCGGTGAGTTGTCGATCCGTTACACGCCATCGGGCGCGCCGTCGCAGTGGCTAACCAACATCAAATGGGGCGATTCGTCACGCAGCCAGCCACACGTAGATGGCAGTTCACCGGGGCTATGGAGCGGACCGCGCATCGCATCGCCGGGGCAAGGCGAAACCTTGCGCTATGTCTACGCAGACCCAGGCGGCACACCGGCGTGCAAAGACTACTGGCGCGTGTCGCGGGTGCAAAGCCCAGGCTATGACATCGGCACAAGCCCCGATCAGTGGCTCCAAATTGAGCTTGCCAGCATGGGACTGATTCTGCGGGACGACATCACGAACACAACCCCAGGTACGGGCGACGTGCTGTACATCAACGACGCAAGCGGGCCTAACACCGGCGGCTTGGCGAGTAGTGGCACGCTCCAAATCGGCAGTGAACAAATCAGCTACAGTGCCAAACACGCTTACGGCGTGACCGTCTCCGCACGCGGTACGAGTGGTACAACACCGGCAGCGCACGCGGCCAAGGATGTGGTGTATGTGATGGATGGTGGCGTAGCAACGGATGCCGCGCCGATCAAGCGCATTGCCTGGACGCGGCAAGGCGGCACGATTCATCCTAATTCGTTTCATCTGAAATGTTCCAACCTGCCCACCGGCGCGCGCACGCCCGACAACGGCAGCGATTACGTGGCGGATTATACCGACCTTGCGGCGGTGAGCAGTTACGCCTCATCGACCTATTCGCTGAACCTATCGCCCGCCAAGCGGATCAAATTCCTACTGATGACCATTGCGCGCATGACCGAAAACCCAGGCCGGCCACGCGTCAACACCATCAGCGCCTTTGCGGACGAAGCCTACTACAACCCTGACACTTGGCTAACCGGATCACAGACGTGCGGCGACATCATTACCAAACTGCTACAAAGCGGCAACATTCCAGACGGCGCAATTATTGTCAGCGGATACGATGCGCCCGCACCGAGCAAGACCGAACTCGCCAACGATGACGGTTGGACGCTGATTACAGATTTCTGTGATTACACCGGAACACGGGTCGTGTGTGGGCGTGACAGTAAATTTACGATTACCGCCGACACCGCAGCATTCTGGGAGTCAAGCGTCTACTCAGCATCAAACACTTGGAACAGGGCCACAGCGTCAACGATTGAGCAGAATTGGCAGAGTCACGGCAATGTCTCGCAGGTGTCGCTCAAGTGGCAGAGCGCTGACGGTTCAGCAAGTGGAACGGTAACTTATCCCGAAACGCCGGATTTCCTTGGCAAAGTGCTGGAACTTGGACCGCTCATCTATCCCAACAGCGCCAGTGCGCAACTGTCAGCGATGCGCCGCTACATCATCAATAAATATCCGTACACGCTGCATGTGGATTGCGCTGATGCGGTCATGGACTTGCGCCCCGGCACAATGCACCTACTCAACTGGCAGATTGACAGCAGCATGACGGCGTTATCTCGCTACTACATCGGGCGGGCGGTTGACCATTCGATTGACTGGATTACCGACCCTGTAACAAGCGCCAAGGCGTTGGTATGGAGTACGTCACTGGAAGACATACAGATAGACAGAGCAGGCGGTTTCTAATGAAGCCAGTGATGCAGACAAAATTTACTACAGTTGATCAGTCCGTGCATGGGAATTGCTTGGCCGCCTGTCTTGCCTCGCTGCTAGAAGTGCCATTGGAGCAAGTGCCAGCGCTTGAGGATATGGGCACCGAGTGGTTCGGTGTCATGTACGAATTTTTGAACCAACACGGCTACGACTATCTAGGGACCAAATACACTGGCCCATCCTTAAATCCATTTTGGTGGGAATTTCTATTGGAGGCGCAGCCTGGCGTTAATGGCTATTTTATCGTTGGGGGTAAGAGTCCACGGGAATGGGTAACGCGTGGCCACGCCGTCATCTACAAAGATGGTGCTATGGTTCACGATCCGCATCCGAGCAACGCCGGGTTGACCGAAGTTGAACACGTTATGTTAATTAGACGCAAAGTATAGCTTATGCCATCAAGAGCATTTACACTCAGTAAAACGAGATTACAATCCAACAAGCTAACCCGCACCCTGCGCAGCAATTTCAGCGCACAGCCGGACGTGCGCAGTGCGGCTGTGCTTGGCAATAAGCTGATTGCTGTTGGCGGTTCGCTGTACGATTCCACCGTAGGCAGTGATTCAATCGGGGAAGCGGTCGCCGTGGTCAATGTGGGCCGACC